TTATTCTGAACAAGCAATTTCTACCATCTTCTCATCTTCTACACGAGTAGCACCGATGGTCATAGATAGAAATACTTGGGTTGCATAATTCTTGTCTGCACGTTCAGAAATGCGAGTATTCACATCCTGACCTACAGCAAGACCGATTGACGACTTACAGAAAGCCAACACTTGTCTATCGCCATTACCGTCCAAACCAAGACGTTCTGTACGGATAAAGTTAAATCCTAGATACGTGTCGATCTGGCCTTGTACTAAGGCTTTGACTGATGCGTAATCTGCAGAAGTTACCTTCTGAATATTAAGCAAGTTTGACATCTGTTTAGACGTTGCAATCATGTAACGTGGCTCATCTGGGTCAACGTCATTTCCGTCCAAAATTTCTTTGGCTTCAATTAGTTTTTCCAGTGTAAGACCTGCGCCACCGACTGCGATTTTTTGACCTGCAGGAAGTGCTACGGTTGTGCCACCTGAAGCACCGCCAAAGGCATTGCCTGTAGCTGCTTCGATAATAGCATCATCCATTGCACGGCCCATTGCCCATGCACCTGCCATAGCGTATTCGCTTTGGGGTGAAATAAGCATACGAACCTTATCTTCTTGGTCGATTAGATCAGCCCAGTCATAGTCATCCATTGTGACTTTCCTACGGCTGTGTGGTGTGTCCATTCTTGGGGTATCAGCGTGGCGTGAAGTACGCTTTGCTGCTGCAACTGAACCGATACGCTCAAAAAAATGCGATTTACCTGTAACTGTTTCGGTACGCACCGCATCTCTCAAACGAGAACCTTTCTGCTGCGCCAAGTGGAACACATTACTTTTGTACTGTTCTACAAAAGCGGTTGTGATTTGCACTGACATATCAGTATCCTCTCATTATTAAGTTAACATTTACACAGTTTTACCTGTGCGTTTGCTTTGCGGTTTTTATCCTAAACACTAGGGAAACCTTACAGTATCGCACTGTCATACGGCATTTAAGGTTGCATACCCACAGCTTTGGTTGTCCATTACGGGCCTAATACTGTACGATAACTATACCATATAAATGGTTAATTACCATATACTTTTTCGTGCAACTGTCGCATACGCTCAATTGCTGTACGATGTTCAGGGTGTGAAGCATCAAAATATGGGTGCTTTGGATTAGCCATAGTAGCGTTAATTTCATCCTTTGCATCCAACGGTGACACAGCCACATTGTTGTTTTGTGTGTTCTGCGCCATGTCTTCTGTGACTTCTTTACCCAATCGTGCAAACAATTTGACTACGGCAGGGTGATTACCTGCTGACGTATTCATCAGTTCCATGATTTCATCATCGCCATACACTTGCAATGCACGTTTAGCAGCACGTAGGTTCTTGTCATAATCAAGACCCCATTCCTGTTTCAACGTTGCAGTAGTTTCTTCTGCTTGCGCTTGCAATGCTGCAGGCTCATTTGTTAGTTCATGTTGAATAGCACCTGACTGATATTCAATTAGCGCATTGACTTGGTTTTGATTTAGACCAATTTTGTGCGCCACATTCTTAAATTCATTCAATGCGCCATCATCAAAGTACGTTGACAATTCGGTAGGTACGTTAATTTCATAACCACCTGCTTCATCTGGCCTGCCAAGTTTGCCGTACAACTCACTGAATTCTTCTTCAGTTTTTGGCAATGGGATACGTGAACCCATTTGCTTTTGTTGATGTACAACTGTCTTTGCTAGACTTTCAACATCTTTAAAGTTTGACAAGGTAGGGTCATTCTTTAGATCGTCAGGTAGCGTTGATTTCCAATCAAGGTTATCGCTGCTGCCTTCAGACCCAAGAAAGGTATTACTACCTACATCTTCGGTTACCTGTTCGGCTTGAACGGCCTGTTCTGCTTCTGACATAATTTATTCTTTCCTTTCGGTTATCATTGATTTAATGCGTAGAAATAAACTACGCTGCCCTTCCTTGTAAGCAGTAGCATACGGGTCACTAGAAAAACTTATTCTATTTCCATACGCTGCTTCCAAGTCCTGTAGCACCTTTTCACCTGCAGGTGATGAAAAACACTGCTTGTAGTTTTCTACTAATTCAGCGTGTTCTTCGTGCAATCCGTCTAGTTCTTTATCCATTATTTGCTGCGTTCATCCTTTCGGCTTCAACTTCAGCTTCTTTCATAACACCTTGTACATCAGGGTCGGCTACTGCTTTAGCTGCTTCACCTTGTGCTTTGCTTGTTTCTGCTGCTTGTTGCGCCATCATCATTTCTTGTTGTTGTTGTGCTGCTTGTGCTTGCGCTTCACGTTTGTCTTCTACTTCATCAACCCCGTACAAGATAGTTTTAGGCACACCTAGTAGTTTTGCCCTCATTCTAATTGCTTCATCGTGATTGATGTTGTCCATAATTGAAGGGTCGATCTGTGCAACGTTTGCAGCTAGTGCATACAGACGATCAATTGCCTGCGCTTCTTCCATTCGCTGTGACCGTGCTAGTGGCCCTACATACTCAATATCCACCTTAGTTTCTTGGATTTGTTCTGGTATAGGCATCAATGCGCCTGCCCGTAGCATAATTCCAAAGACACGTTCAATTAGCGGATTTAAGAATTCACTTTGAAATCTACCTAGCGTTGGGCCAAGTAGACGTTGCATCAATTCGTACCTGACCTGCACTTCCGTAGCGGTCATTTGTGGGCCTTCTTGCAACTGCAACTGGTCTGAATAGTATGATTGTCGGATAGCAGTACGTAACTGCGTTTCCTTCATATCTGTAATCTGCCAATTGTTCCCAATTTGCAACGGTTTGATAGCCCCGTCATTACGTATAACAGTAATGCCTGCAGGTGTAGTACGTACACGCCCTATAACGCCATCATCCTGTACCAAAAGTGGGGGGTCAATCGCTTTCGCCCACGCTTTAAGACCGATTTCGACAGCCTTGTTAAGCGTTTTGATGTCTGGTAGTGCGTTGTAAGACGGTGATCTGCCATATGTTTCCCCTGTTGCTTTAGACCAACGTGGTACTAGATATGGAAATTCGTTATAGCCACCTGTTCGCACAAGCATCTTGTCTTCTTCACAGACATGACAACTATGGAACGGTAACTTTGTTGTGGCTTTTACGCCTGTACCACGCTCATAATCTTCTGTTGGCTCAACAGCGTGAATAAATGTGAATTCTTTGTCAGGCTTTTGCCTTGATGCTTCCAAGACCTTAGTGCCTAAATTATCTTCACCGAATTCTTGTACTGCTTGCCGTGCGTTTAATTTGTATTTTCTGTATACAGTGTCAACAAAGCCATTATTGTTTTCACTAATGTAGTATTCGCTAATATGCAGTGTGTTGAAATGTATGCCATCAACATCAAAACCTTTACGTGCTTCTTCAACAAACAAACAACCAGTACCAATAGACGTAAGGTCTAGGTACATTTCGTGTACTTCTGTGTTGAAATTGCTGTCGTTGAAAGTGTCATACATACGGTTGGCTGTATCTTCTAGCCATAACTGTACGTCACGATCTTCGTTTAAGTCTTTATTGCGTAGTTTGATATTAAACCACGCTAGTGATGGTGAAGTTAATGTGCCTTGTAAGGATGCAGATAGTAAGGTGTTTGCTGTAATGGCGGTACTATCAAACAATACTTCTGTTCGCTTTTCGCCCTTAGACCGTACAAACGTAATGTCTGCCTTTCGTGGCATAACATAGTCTAGGATTTCTTGCCAATGATCTTCCCACGTACCCCGTGATGAAGACATAGTGCTTTGACGTTTTTTTACGTACTCATAGGGCGAATAGTTTTCCATTACGACAACGTTCCCCCTAGCATAGTCTTACCAGTTTTTGCTTCTTCTTCTACACCCATGCCAGATGTAAGCACCGTACCATATAGACCGCCTTTTTTCGCTGCAAGCATTTGCTGTTTTTCTGCTTCCAACGCTTTTTCTTTGGCTTCTGTCCGTTTACTAACGGCATCGTCTATAGGGGGTGGCATTTGTGGTGATGATTTCATACCCATCGACATTCCCCTTTCAATATTCCGTAAAGTGCAGCATCTACCCACTGCCCCTTTACTTTCATTGCATCCCTGATAACACCTTCTTTAGTGAAACCAGTGCCAGATAACAATCTTTCGTTGCGTTCATAACCATTAACACACATGGCGGTCATTCTGTGACAGTTACATTGGTTAAACGCATAATCAAACATTAGTCGTATATTCTTTCTTTGGCATACTTTAGGGGTATCAAGTGCCAAGTGGACAAAAATGTTATGCCCGTCAAAATCTGAAAATAATAAGCATCCCTGTATTTCATCTGTTTCATCATCTACAAACGCTATATGCCGATCATCATCAAACATTTCACGCAAAATATGCGCTCTAGGGGCAATCCATTCAAAAGCCCGTTGTCGGATTTCATTATCGACACGGCTAACAATCATGTTACACCGTAGCGTTCAAATTCTTTTTCTTTTTGCTCATGCCTTCAGACGCACCGCCTAAAACAGTTTTAGCTACATTAGCTTCTTCTGTTATACCGCCTGCACCAGTAAGCATTGTGCCACCACCGTAACCACCTTTAATTGCGTTTACTGCTTTCTTTTTTGCAGTTTCCGCTTTATTTGCTACGTTGTTTGCTACTTTCTGTACAGGTGGTGCTTTAGGTTTTTTAACGCCCAACGCTCTTGATATTGCTTTTACTACACCGCCCATAGTCTTTCCTTTCTCAGTTAAATACGCTAAAATCACTGTCAGAATATAATTGGGCAGGCTGATAATCTTTTACTCTTGCCCGTCTTACACTCATTACAGCATACCGCATAGCTGATATAACATCGTCATGTTGTGCTACGATCTTACCATCCTTACGGTGATACATACGCATTTCTTCTAACAGTTTACCCTGATTATTAAAAATTTTCAATCTGTTCGTTTGAAACCTTGTGTACATCTCTTGAATACCTGCTTCAACAGATATACCGCCACTTCCTTCTTTTTGTCCTTGTTGTGAAGGATTTGTGAAATGTTCACGTGTCATGTTCACACCTTCAGCCCTATACTGTTCTGTTAGTGACTTACCAGAACCCTTATCTGCTTGCCTGCCATCCATAGGCCATACAACAGGTATCCAGTTACCCCTAGCCTTAACAGCACTAGCGTGTATGGGTACGGCTTCTTGTCGCATAGCGTAGGTATCGTAGACGTAAATAACGTCACTATCCCTATCCCACGCAACCCATGCTGCTGCTGTCGGGTGATCCCAACCAAAATCAAGACCACATATTCTAGGCCAGTGTGATGGTATCTCTATCGGGTCACATATCATATCTGCTTCAGCCATAGGAAAGACCAAACCAGAACCTAATTGCGGTATACCCTTTTCACGCATTTTTCTTTCGTGGGGTGGTAGCGCAGATAGGATTTGCTCACGTACATCGGGAGTCATGTGCGGTGCATCATCCCAACCTGCCTGAAGCAAGGCTTGCCCTTCTCTAAGGTCGTTGACAAACTGCGCTACCGTTTCTGTCATACCACTTTCAGGGGTGAACGTCATGTAGACTATGCCCCCTTTGTCGGCAGTACGAGTTAATGACTGTGTGTAGATAGATTGTGGCGGTTCTTCGTCCAACCAAATAACGTCTAGGCTTTCACCCATCCATTTTTCTTTGCCCATTTCATACGCTTTAAACGCTAGTCGTGACCAACCCCCTGTTACGTGCTTAATAACAAGACTATTCATAGCATTAGGTACGCCTGCTTTACGTACCGTTTCGCCAATTAACTTTAGCGGTATAGACCCCGTACCCCTAGCAGATGGGTCGTCTGGCTGCCCAACCAGTTCCTTCTGGCAAATGTCACGTGTCGTTTCATTAGACGCACCACCTGCCCACGCCCTAATAGGTCTGGTAAATTTTCTACCTTGCCACCATTCAGGATACAACCCTGTAAGGTGATAGGCCATTTCCATAGCCCCACAAAACGATTTACCAATACGGTTACCTGCCATCAGCAGTCTTTGCTGTGCAATAGTGTTGTGAAACTTAGTTTGATATTCGTAAGGCTTGTAATGCGACATCCGATTGGTCGCTTTTCGGTGTTCTAATTCTTTGGCAATCTCTACTGCCCTTGCTAATACTGCTTCACTCATAATTTAGCCAAATCATCGCTATGCACCATAATCCAAAACCCCTTGCGATTTTTTTCACATAACGCAATTACAGGCGTTTTGCCTTCTTTATCAGCTAGTATTTTGGTGTCATCCCACAATGTGACCACACTGTGCTTTTGGCGCAGTTTACATTCTATGAACAGGTCGTCATGGATTACATCGGCACGGGTTATCTTGCCATTACCGCCTGACAAAGCAGTACGCTCACCACCAAAGTAAGCAGCCACTTGTCGTTCCCTTTGTTTCCACGCTTTATCACCCATTACTTAACAATATACCCCCATATTAACCTATGTTCAAGTAGTTAACAAAAGTTAATATCAAAATATGCCCTACGCTGTACGGACGGAAGCATTATTATTAGGCAAGGACGGCAACTTTGGGGGGTGGGGGGTCGCAAACTGGCTTGGCGCAAGGGTTTCGCTGTTCTGCTGTGGGATGTCGGGGGCTGCTGAACCAATGTGGTGGGCAGTGTCGTTCCCCTATGTGTAATGAGTAGCCATGCAGTGTCACCTATTAACAAGACCGCAGGCATTGCGCCCCGTCATGCTGTCGGTTGCTCAGACTGTGCGTGTGTGTGTGGGTACAACGTTTTTTCTGGGGGTCTTTGGGCTACTAAGACAAGGGGTGTTGTGTATCCCCTATATAGGTAAGAAGGACAATATGTGGCTTAGTGTTGTGTTTCTTCTTCAAGACCGCCCGCCTGCAATTCCTGAAGCAAGTGGTTTAGTTCTGTCTGTAGTTCTTCATCAGTACGTTGCTTGGTTACGTCTTCTACCTTGTGGACTGTCTGGTAGCCTGTACGATCAAGGATGCTATTGATTGCACCTAGCTTGACTGATGCACTTACCTTGTCATCAGTGATTAGGCTTTGCAGTTTCTCGATAGCCATTGGAACAGCACCGCCCAACGCCTGCCGTGTTGCTTCGTCTATCTCAAATGCCAGTTTCTTTTTCAGTTCATATGCCTGCTGTTCTGCTGTCGCAGGGCTGTAGCCTGCTTTGATGGCAGACTGTGTGGCATTGCCTGACTGACTAAAGTAGTC